AATATCATTCAATACAGCAGCAATCTTAGAAGAGAAATCCTTCTCTGCTTTATCTGCATCAAGGAATAGTTTTCCATGCTCAATTCTAATTTTTTGCTTCTCAAGACCCATTTTTTCTTTCATTTCTTGAGCTTTTAGAATCATTTCTGCTTGTTCAAGCATATGTTTCTCTTTGCGAATTTTTAATTCTTCTGCCCTTTCCAGTAATTGTTGTTCTTCGAGATGCATTTTTTGCTCATTCATCATCATTTGCTGTTGTTGTTGCTTCATTTGAGCTTGCATCATCTGCTCTTGTGGGGATGGCGGTTGAGGAGGCAATTGTTTTCCTTCCTCCTCTGCAATAATTTGAGGTGGAACAAGAGTTTTAAATCGTGCTGCAATTTGTGGCATGTATTGAACATCTAAGTTCTTCGCCCAAAGGTCGGCAATAAGAGGGAATGTTTGAGGATTAGCAGCGATTGTTTGCTGGAAGAACTCTAAAGCGATGTCTTTTTGTACAGCAAAACTTGGTCCAGTATCAATTTCAACATCATAATCACCACCATCAAGCTCATTCTCTCTAATTGGTTTTCCATCTTCAGACTCGCCTACCAACTTATTTAAAGTAATTGATTCCGTGCGACCATCAGCCTTTGATATCACCATGTGACGCTCATGCTCTCCAGCAATAACAGGCAATAAATCAAGCACTACACGACCACCTTGTTCAACGGCCTGATTAAGGTTATCAAACCACACATAAGCTGACATTGACCCTTCAAGTTTACGCTCACGTCGTGCTTTACCCGACATGTCACGCCCTTGAAGAGCTTCTGTTTCTGAGAATCCAAGAATCTCTCTTATATCCTGACAACCACGCTGATATTGCTGTAAAAGAGAGGGAGATATTTCCCATGGTTGCATCTTTTGTGGCATTGCACCTGTTTTTTGGTCTGGTTTTGCAATCAAAATACCGTTTTGTAACTCAGGATTACGCCACATTTGTTCATTACCAAGAATATTATCAGGTGTTCCCATCCATTGCTCACGCCTACGATTCTTCACTTCAGCAGCAATTTCTGAGCCCACATAGTTCACGAACTTCTGTGCATCTTTTGCTTCATGTATAAATGAACGGGTATATTGTTGTCCATTAATGAAGTTTGAATCTCCATCAACAAAAATAAGAGGTAAATATTTAGATGGCCAATCAGTAAATTCTATAATTTGATTCTGAGTTAACACGTATTGTCTTATTTTATAATCCTTGCTCATTCTCTCACCAGTTACGGTAGGAATGCTTTTACGAATAATATCCCCAACTACTTCAGAGGAATCGGCCAAAGCATTTTGCATTATAATTTCATCTTGCATGCCTTCCCATTCGTCTTCGGTCACGCTTCTACCATCTGACAAAAGATAAATCTTAATAGGATACCATTCTTTTCTGCTGTACTTGCACACGACGATTGTGTCTCGAGTTTCCCATTGAAAATCCAGCAATGAACGTGGATCGGAGTAGGATACTGGGTTCATCACATGAGGAAATGTTGCGTAAAATTCTTCTTTTGTGTACACATATTGTCTTGCACAGAAATTACCATCCCCTTTATGAGGCTTCATAGCCGTAGGGTCAAATGAAGTTCTGGTAACATCAGGAATAATCTCGTATCGAACAACTTGATTAAATGATTTTGGGCTTTCATATTCAAGACATATTTCAAAAGCACCATAACCCATCATAAGAGCTTGCTTGAATGCTGTTTGATAAACCAAGTCATTCTGTGATTGATATGATATAGTGCGCACTAAGTCTGCACGTAAATCTATTTGCTTTTGAGTTGACTTGCCTGTTATCGAGCGCACCATTAAGTCTGGTTTATTCTTACGTTGCTCACCTACTACTTTCTTGGTTGTGTCATATAACTTGTTAAATGTCATTCCTGGCTTAAATAGTCTACTAAACTCAGAGCGTTCAACAGCAGACCATTGATCACGTAGAACAAAGTTCATATCATCTTTACCACGAACTACGTTCTCACCAAAGTAACCATCCCAAAGAACAAGGTCTTCACGAGCTTTTTTCAGAACTTCTGCTTCATCAATACCTGCCTCTTCAAGTTTAGCTTGAAGTTCTTCATTAATACTATCGATGTCTTCAACAGAAATTTGATCAGCAATAATTTCCATGCTCGTACCCCATCCTTTGGGTTAATGAATTCTTTCCTTAAAGCGCGACCTCAACAATTCTATGTCAAAGTCGCCTTTATCTTTTCTTTACGCTGCTTCTTGTAATGCTTCGGTTGGCATCTCAAACTTCTTCCAGTCACCGGCAAGAAAATCTTCAACAGAAAATATGTAGTTACCAGCGTTAGGGTTTGGATGTAATACAATTTTCCAAACGTACTTCATGCCTTCCATAAGCTTTAAATAGCCATCTTCTAAAGACCAAACTTCACGACATAAAGCTTCACCAGCTTGCAATAAATCTAATGCTTCTTGAAACAACATTATAACTTCTCCTTAAGTTTAGTTTTATGGTAAAACAGTTAATTGACAAGAACCGTTGGTAAATACAGGCTTGTACCATTGATGACCGTCAGAGGCTACAGCAGCAACAAAGTCTGTATCCAATAAGCTGATGCTTTGTGTTCTTAGGTAGTTATCAAGAAATCCTGCCGCAGCAACTTGAGCCAAAGTATTTGCTGGACAATATAAGCGCCCCATGCGCGGAATGATATTATTTGCTTCACCAGCAAAGTTTAGAACTAAATTAATTTCTGACTGTATACTCATGACTTTTTCCTTGTCTTATGTTTATTTGTGTCTTCTAGGCTTACCAAATGGCAAACATCCTCCAAAATCAACTTAAGCTTAGCATTTTCTAAAAGCAAAATATTCATACGCTCTTCAAGTTTTGTTATTCTTTCATCAATAGTTAATCCTTTAACTATTTCTTTGATATCTTGCATATCAATCGCCAAGTTTTTTATTTCATGCAGGAAGTTGTGATAGTTTTCTTCGTTAAGGTCGCTCATGGGCAAGGACTCCATTCCGAGTTTAATTATCTGTCTTACATTCATCGTTCGGCCAACTTCTTTAATGCTCCATCATATCTTTTTGTTATTTTATCAAAAACACTATTGAATTCTTTATCGCATTTAATGCATATTTTATTATCATGAACACTACTAGGGGTAAGGTTACTATATAATCTTCCACAAAAATTACATCGAGCATTACTCATTAGTCTCTTCCCCATTCTTCTTCAATCTGTTTGGTTTTTTCTTCCACTAATGATATACAGTTTTGAAATATTATTTTTAGTCTATCAAGTCGTTCAAAATATATATCGCTTCCATCATAATCACTTATTTCTTCTTTCAAGCTGAATAATATGTTTCTTTCATCATCGAAATCGGCGGAGCAATCCCAAGATAGTCGTAACGTAAAGTCATCTCTAGTAAAATCAATAATAGGAATCATCTCTTCATGAATAAAGTATATATTTTCGTCAATAAAATCTTTTATTGGTTCTAAAATACTCTCAAACAAGCGTGGTTTTTTAGATTCAATCTGCTCTAATATTTTTTCTGAATATATATCCCAATCTAAGCTCACTAAAATATCCTCATCACAGGATTAAACATATCAACATGCTTCCTTTCACCCATTTTATCTTCTGCGATTCTATCACTAGCTATTTCAAGGCACGCATAGCCTAATCCGTCCATTGGATGAGAGGCCATATTCTTATTTGGCTTGTCTTTATATCGTTCTTCACCAGATACCGCAATACGCGCATAAATGTAATCTTTAACAAATCCCTTGAATAATGTAGGGCAATTACGCCTATCAAGAAGAAATCCTGGTTTACCATCGACCATCTTATTTAAAAAGAACCGTACCGACGCAAGTCTTGGTTCAATATCATTAGTTCGAGCACCTCTTGTTGGTATTCCTAATGAATTAAGCTCTCCAATGCACGACATTTCTTCAACAATTTCATTACGAGAATTTCCTGCTGGGTCTCCAATAGACAATTCACCAACTTTGCAATAAGGAAAATCCTTCATCAATGCAGGAATCACAATTGAATCAGCAAATGTTCTAATCCCCATGCCATCGCCAACATACTCTTTCAATATCAACAGTTGTCCACGAGCTGATAATTGGAGGACAACGCAAGCGGGTGTAAGCCCAAAATCCCAGCCAAGAATAAGTTGTTCCCCTTGAATCGCAGACAAAGACTCAACCGCATGAAAATCTGGATTAAATTCAGGGTAGACTCGTTTACCAAAACCAACAGAGCCATATTCACCCAGACAAAATACCTTGATAAATTCCTGAGATTGTCCTTCTGCCAGCATTTCATAATAATTATCAGGAAGATGAGTGGCATTATCAGCATTAGGGTTGCGTACCCATTTGTTATCATCATTCTTGATTAAACCAGGAGGTTGCTTGAATAACTTATGGTGCTCAAACTGATTCTCTTCAAAATCTTTGAATATCCAATGGTCATCTTCTGGAGGGTTTGTATCAGCAATAATTCCTGACCAATAAGGTTCGGTGCAGAATGCTTTAGATGGATATCGATTCACCCGACCCTTCATATGCGCTAAAGCGGCCTTAGGAACCTCTGAGAGCTCGTTTATGTAACACCCAGTAAGTTCCAAGGACTTTATCTTTCTGACGTCCTCTGGCCTATCTAATGCGATAAATAGAAGCTCTAATTCAACTATTCCATGACCGTCATTAAATGTGTGCTCATAAGTCATGATTGGTTTTTGGCGTTTACGCACATCGCCTAGGTCTTCAAACCACGAAAGCCATGTGGCTAAAGTAGTGGTTGATAGTTCCCCACTGGTATTTCGTACGATTCCCCATCGACTTCTTCTACGCCCAGAGTGCCACACTGGTACAGCACAAGCTCGGCTAACGATTTCTGTAATTGCCCATGTAGATTTTCCGCTACCATAAGGGCCCATAATGACACGCACAAAGCTATCATCGATATGAGCAATATGACCAGTCGCAGTTGGAATATAGAGTTTATCTTGGTCTTTAGCATGAATAATCATCCCTGATTTATTTATTGTTAGTTGGCGTTCCGTGCCTTTTTTACGGGATTCCTCTATTTCAGCAATACGTCTTGCAATAGCAGATGCGCTTAGATTCATTTCTCAAGCACCTTTCTTGGAGGAGGTGTTTTGTAGTTAGGATTATGATGTAAATTTTCTTGTGTAGTAAAACGAACACCGCACTTAATACATTCTCGGCGACGTATAATTTGATTTGTTCTTTCATCCCTTTTTGTTTCAACTACATGGGAATCAGAATAATTACATGCTTTGCAGTGCATTTATTTTCTCACACCACGTAAGGTACGCACCATTGTTGCTCTAGAAGCATTCGTATGGCGTTTCTCAGGTTTTTTTGCATTATAAGTACTTGATTCAGCTAATGGATCTGAATCATAAGCAGGAGCAGTTTCATTAGTCTTTTTCTTTTTCTGCTTCTCTATCCATGTATTCTGAATGACTGACATGTCATATCTTCCCTATTTCTTTTTAGCGCTACCTAATATCTTATTAGCTTTTGCGTCAATTTTTGATTTGGCACTTGGTGATAGCTTCCCTTTTGCTTCCATTTGCGCTGCACGAGCCTTAGCATTCCCAGCGTGTGCTCTGTCTGGCATAGGATATTTTTTTTCACCAGGCAATCCAAATTCACTTTTTGGAATCTTTTTCCTCTTTTCAGTAGTTAACTTGGCCATTACTATTTCCCTTTAGATGGTTTCTTTGTTTTCCTAGATTCTGCATATGCGATTGCCATCGCTTGTTTTGGAGGTTTATTCCCAAGTTTTATTTCTGTTTCAATGTTTTGCTTAAATCCCTTGCTACCAGGTTTAGCTCCTTTAATCAATGGCATGATTCATCCTTATTTGTAGTCTTTTTGACCATAGTTTGCTTTACTTTGAGGAGCAAGATTTCGAGAAGCGCCCGCTTCTTTATAAGTTCTAGTTTCTTGTTTTTGTTCACGGTCAAGATACACATTATTACGTGTAGATAAATAGCCATCTGGTTTTTGTGAGGTATATTTGGCACCCATGTTGCGCTCCTTAGTATTTATCGTTTTTCATTTTCTTCAATACTTTATTTCCCATCATCTTTTTATCTTGCATGACATCTTTCTTTTCAGACTTCTTGATCATCTTCTTGACTTCTTTCTTGGTAACTTCCTTTTTCATTTTTG